TTGAGTTTTGTCTCCATTTCATCAAGTTTTTCTACCATGCTCTCAAGCACATCATATTTATCTTCAGGGATTGATACATAATGTTCTTCAAAAAGACCTTTCATTCCTTGGAGGAATGATTCAGTCATTTCAGATTTAAGACCTTGTTCTACGACGAGTGCATTCTCTTGAATCCACTCATCAGCAACATACTCAAGATATGCATCTACACGTTCTGATAAAATAGATTTAATTTCTTCTACTTCTTCAGTAAGAGCATCTGCATATTGCTTTTCAAGTGCTTCTTTAATATCATATACTTTAGAAACAAGAGCAGCTTCAAAAATAGTGCGTGCTTTCTCTTGGAATTCTTCAGAAAGATCTTCGCCTTCTAGAAGAGCGTTGACATCTTCTTCAATGTCAAACTCTTCTTTCATTCCTTCTTCTTCATCATCTTCATCCTCTTCATCCTCTTCGTCTTCATCCTTCTTCTTACCTTTCTTTTTGCCGCCTTCTTCTTCCTCTTCGTCTTCTTCTTCCTCGTGCATAGCTTCTACGAGCTCTTCATCTTCATCATACTCAAATTCTTCATCTTCCTTAACACCTTTCATTGGATCAGCTGGTGCTGCGCCCTTATTTACAACATCTTTAACTTGCTTAAGAGTTGTTCCTGGGGTTTTGAGTTTGGCGGAATCATCATCAGATTTATAATTCTCGGGAGTAGGACCACCGAGATCTTCCCAAGAACCAGTTTGCCCTGGTGTTGATCCTGAAAGATGTGACATCGCATCCGCTGGTTTTGCATTAGCATTAACAGCAGTTTTGGATTGCTTAGTGCCTACTTCCATTTCTTGTAATTGTTTACCACGAGACATTTGAACTCTCCGTTTAACCTTACGTTATAAACTATATTTATTTATACTTTAATAAATTACAGTGAGTTTAAAAACTCATTGAATAATGATAACTTATAATCTTCTAGTAGTTTTTGATCTACTAAGTTATTAATTTTATTCTTCGTATTTTCGATTAACCAATCATTTCTTGATGCGTCATAAACCCATTCAACACCTTCCATAATTCCCTGAACAAATGCGTCTGGTGCAGAAGGATCTGCAACAATATCTGCAGCAGTAGCTAGCATAAAATCTTCGCCAACTTCTTTGTATCCACTACGATTTTCTCTTAGAGATCCAATACCACGAGAAGAAACACCAAGGCAGACTCCAGAATTTAAAAGAGATTCAGCAATCTTTCCCATTGGTGTGGAGAGAATTTGTGCCTTACCAATAAAATTTTTACCTTCACAAGTTAATGAAGTTATTTTATGAGAAACTCTATCTAAATTTACCGTTGGACCATCTGGATGTCCGAGTTCTCCAAGAGCTCTTCCTTTTTGAACGTAATTTTCATTATATCTTTTCACTTCTCTTTCCATAATTGAAAATGGATAGAGCCTCCCATTACGATTTACGCATTCGCTTTGTAAAAATACACCCTGAATGTATAGAGTCTTCTTACCATTAACTGTTTCGGTAAGAACTTCTACTGACTCAATTTCTTCTGTGATGAGTTTCATTTTACGCTTGTCCGGAAAGTTGAACTTGTTGATAATATAAAGTTCCAGATCCAACACCAAAAACAGATACTTTATTGGAAGTTATAATTGTTGCATCTGGATTATTGAATGTAGTAACAATTCCACTGGAATTATAATCAACAGTCATTCTTGTTTGGAAATATCCGTTTACACCCGAAGATGTATCAATTGAGAGAACCTTTTGATGAGTGAAGTCGTGATATGTTGAACCAGTTAAAGTTACATAATCACCAACACCAAAGGGGACTTGTGTTCCTTCTGGTGCATTAATGATAGTTGTTGGTCCAGTTGTGACTCCAGCAACTCTATTAGATGCTTTTGTTAACGCAAGAGTTTCTGCAGATCCAGAAGCGACATAATAATCAGATCTTGTTGCTGAAGGTGTTGCGCCAACAGAAACATGAGCACCACCACCAACGGCAACTACTCTAATAACACTGGATTGTACTGAAAATGCTGATGATGTTGTCGCAGTTCCAGAAGTAAACGCAACTGTGGATCCAGCACCTACTGGTCTATGAGACATTATTTTAAATAATACACTTTAAGTTATTTATTTATTCTTCTTCTTCAGATTCCTCAGAAGAACCAAATTGATCTTCTCCAAATAAACCTGCTGCAATTTCGGGTCTAAATGCATCAATTTTTTCGGCTGATTTTGCAAAAAGAATATCTTTAATTTTATCGCTAATTTGTGATGGGGATTCATCAGCGATAATCATATCCAGAAGTTCATCCATTGTTCTAGTTCAAAATTGTAATCTCTTGTATTTATATGGTGCCGCCTTTGGGCATCTTCATTGGACCTGCATCTAAATCTGCTGCATTTCTGGTTGCATCTGCGTCTACAACTGACGCATCTACTTCAGGTTCCATAACTGGTTTTCCTAAATCCATCTGTTGGTCCATTGGCATTCCTGTATTTGGATCAACTGGAATGCTTGGGTCTGGAATAATACCTTTTTCTATTTCTTTCTTAATTAAAGCATCTTCCTCAAGAATTTCCTGATCAGTTTGGCGAAGAATTTTTCTTCTTAAATAATCTTGAGAAAAATACTTACCAACATATGGCTCTGCAGTTTGAACCATTGCAAGTCTTTCGTTAAGAAGTTCTGCTTCTTTAAGTTCTGCAAAGTGATTATCATATAAGAAGTCATATTGAATATGTTCCTCCATAAGTTGCCAATCTTCAGGAGTAATGATATTCTTCAAAATCAATTGAGTTTTTAGCATGTCATTAAACATGTAAGAAAATCTTTTTCTTAAACGAGCAACAAACTTACTAAACTTAACTTCATCACGAAGAATTTCTGAGGAACGGCCTAAGTTAAAACCACCTTCACCATCCATTCTTGACGGTGGAACATTGAGTGAGCGATATAATTTTTTCTTGAAATATTCAATATCAGTAATTTCTCCAAGGTTTTGACCTCCTGGGAGTGTAGTGATTTCAGTTCCTCTACCACCTTCACGGCGAGGTAACCAGAAATCTTCCAACATACTCATGAATTTTTTATCATCACGGATTTCTCCGGTGCTTGCATCGTAAACTAACTTGTTACGATAGCGCATCATAACATCACGAAGATATTGCTCTGCCTTTACTTTTGGAAGATTGCCAACATCGATATAGAAAATTCTACGTTCTGGTGCGCGTGATAGTCTGTAGATAACAAGAGAATCTTCAATCATTCTCAGTTGATTGAGAGATTTGATTGCCTTATGAAGATATGAAAGAGTATTTCCTTTATTTCTATCTACGAGACCTGATGTACAATAAGTAATGGAATCTTTAGTCATTTTGATTCCACCAGTTCCACCTAAAGCAGATGGGTTGTTAGTTGGATAATTCATCTTTGGGTTATAGATGAAATATTCCTCAATTTTTGGAAACTCATAATCCATCGGATTATCAGTATTCACGTTTGCTAATCTGAAATTATCTTTATTCTTTACCGTTTGCTGTCGAACATACCGCATTTTCATTGCGTCAATATAACGAAGTTCTTGAATTCCATCGTGCGGATTCTTTAAATCGACAACTTTGTGATAGTAAAGTCGCCCATCAATATACCAATTTCTATAAATTTCGTGTGATTTGCGATCAAAGTCTAATAGTTCTAAAATATATTTAAATTCCTTTCTTATTTTTGTTTTTATTCCATCACTAGCATTCAAGTTTGATAATTCAATTTGTACTGGACTATCATTAGTATCTGATACAATAGCTTCATTTACAATGTCTTCAATGGCACTATCACACTCTGGGTGTAATGCCATTTCACGATATCTTTTAATTAAGTCAAATTCTGTTCTATAAACGCCTTCAATATCAACATATGAACCAAAAAACCCACTGCTTAAGTAGTGGTCAACCCCGTCCTCATTATTAGGAGGAACGGGGGAAACTACAGTGGGTGATGATTTTTCAGTATCCTCAATAGAGAATCCAAATAATTTTGACATAATTAAGTTTAACTTTGTATTTTACTATTTATTACCCTTGAGCACTGTTGCTACCAGGAACTTCAGGATACCAGTATTGAACTTGGAATTCTACAGTGAATTCTTCAATAGTGTCTGTCGTTTCATAAGAAAGATCAATTGGAGATATGGTAGTTGGGAAAATGTCCTTAAACTTATACTGAGCAAGAACATTTGCGTTTCCGCCTGTTCCAGTGCCAGTTTCAGTTGCAACAACTGCTCTTCCTAACTGAACGACAGTTGCATCGGTCATGTAGTCAACGGGACTGGTTAGACCACTATGATCAGAATATTGTGCGACATTTTGCATCCACGCTTCAAAAGATCTTCTATGTGAGAAGTTTTCATCATTAATAACAGTTATAGTCCAAGTATCAAATGTTCTGTCACCAGCGACCTTTAATGTACGACCTCTAAAAGGAATTTCGATTGGAGTAACGTTAGATGCAGGAAGAGCAGCAGATTTGCATAAGAAAGTAAAGTTTTCTGCATCATACTGACCAGTACCATCGCCTTGTATTCCAAGATTTATTCCTGAGGGAAAGGATGGTATGGAAACTTCAAATAGATTAGGACGAGCGCCGCCACCAATTAGTTTGGATTTGAATTGTGAGAGACTTTTGATTGTTGCCATTTTTGATTCCTCCTGTTGTAATTAATTTATATAAAATCAAACAGTTCCAGCAACTTCTTCAAAACTCACTCCAGTGCGAGTTGCCACGAAAGTTAGAGTTACATAGTTAATTGATTTAGCTGGTTTCAGATAGATGTCAGCTCTGAATTCATTGTTGTCAATTATATCAGGAGTGTTATTTGATTCATCGCAAACAACTAAGAATCCATAAAGACCTCTTTTTGCCTGAACATCGCGGAGATATGGTTCAACAATATTTACAAAGTTTGCTCTCGTAATTTCATCATTAAGTTCAAAGAGTTGTGCTTGTGCAGATCTCTCAAGAGATTGCTCTACTGTAAGGAATAAACGACGAACATTAATTCTATCAAATGCAGATGCATATCCTAGAGCAGTTTTATCTCCAAATAGAATTACCCCAACTCCAGGTTGATTTACTATTGAATTTACTCTTTCGGGGTAAAGTAAATCTCTTTGAGCCTTACTTGGATTATATGCAAGTTTAATGGCATTATTCAGAACACCTCTTTGCTGACCTGCAGGTGAGAACCAAGGGAAAGCAAAAACTGAAGTTCTAACCATCAATCCTGCAACATCAGCGTTGCAAGGAATATATCTAAATTTATTATTGAATCTATCATACGTATACTTATATCCACTATCAAACATTGCATAGGACGAAGAAGAAAGTGGAGAGAAGAACTGAAGGATATTATTAGTTTGAGTATCTGTGTTTGTGATATCAACTACATCTGCACGATGAGGAGAAATTACAGCGATACAATCCTTTCTTGAATTTGCAATTGAAATAAGTTGATTGGCTTTTGCTTGAGACTCAAATTTATTGCTGAGTCCAGGTCCCATGATCAAGTAATCAACAGAAATTTCATCTTTATTTGAGAATAGATTGTATGAAGTAATCAAATCTCCTAAAGAAGCAGTCATTCCAGTAGTTCCACTGTAATCTTTACCACCACTTAGGTTGTAAGTTACATTTCCTAGAGCACTATAAGTTCTTCCCTGTGCATCAGTATTCCATAGTCCCTGTGCGGTTGTGTATGGAGTGAAACCAGCACTAAATCCAGTTGCGGAAACATCTTCATTTGCATTTAGATCATCTGAAGGATTATCTCCAGCATAAACATAATTTGAATATAATGCCAGATAATCCTTCCACCAAATTTTTTGTGGAGAGTTAACTGCAGAAACTGCATCTGTAGCCTTAGATAGACCAATATGCTTTTCAAGAAGATTTCCTTGAATGCCAGTTACTGATCCAGTATCATCTACAACGACAACATGAATTTCGTCACTGAGACCATTTCTATCAACAGAATACTGTGATGTTCCTGGTTTTGGTGCAATAGACGACCAAAGAATTGGAGTATTTGTCAGTCCAAGAGTTTGTCGATCGTACCAGTCTACAACTGTATTTGCATTAGTAGACATTGTTACAGTTGCAACACCAACTCCTGAAGAGTTGACAACCTGAACAGATTCTCCTACTAAGAATGATCTTAGTTGTGACCTTTGTGCATAGGTAATAGAAGTCTCACTTCCTGCAGTGGAGACAACAGACTTAATCTTAACATCAAGTGTGCTTGCTCCAATTCCAGTAATAATAGACTTGAGATATCCATTAAAAGTATTTGTAGTTCCAATACCTGCAGATGGTACATTTGAAAGTGCAGTTGTTACTGCCATTCCAACTGATGCGAATGCAGTTACAGCAGCACCAACATTTAGAATTTGGTCAGCTTTATCGTCAATTACACAAACCTTAAGGTTATTTGCCCAAGAACCTGGATTTTTTGCCGCAAAGATATAGTTTGCTACATCATCTGCATAGTTGGATTCATAATCGTCAAAATTCTTAATTTTAAGTGCTGGTTCACCTGCTGTTGAAACGCCAACTGAGTTACGAATAGCATTAGCGTTTACTAAGTTGGATCCATCAGATCTTACAACCTTAAGTACGCCACCATATGAGAGGAATGATGATGCGCTCATCCAATATTCATATTGAGCATCTGTTGAAATTGGCTTACCGAAAACATTGATAAGCTCATTTTCTGTCGTAATATCAATTGGTTCGTCTACTGGTCCAATTGCAAAAGGACCGGCAATTGCTCCAATATTATCTAATACGTTGTCAGCTCTCCCAACAGTTAAATCAACTTCCCTAGTAAGTACTCCAGGAGATAATTGAGGAGTCGCCATGTTTTTCTCCGTAAATCTCAGTTTATCTAAAAAATATTTATTAAAAA